AAGTGCACAAAAGAGGTTGGCTAATGAACAAGTAGTACAAGATGCAAAGTTAGATTTGGCATCACAAGCCTTAAGCTCAATAGCTAATTTAGCAAACGCATTTGGCAAGGGCGATGAACGTAGAGCAAAGCAGGCGTTTCGTATTCAAAAGGCTGCAAGCATTGCACAAGCTACGGTTGATACATACAAAGCAGCAAATGGTATTTTTGCAAATGCAGCAATTAACCCGGCTACTATTCTTTTCCCAGCACAGCCATTCATTGCAGCAGGACTTGCGGTTGCAGCAGGACTTGCGAATGTCGTAACCATAGGTAAACAAAAATTTGAATCGGGCGGTACTACACCTGATGCACCACCACCATCACCAAGTTTAGGCGGAGGCGGAGGCGGAGGCGGAGGCGGTGAACAGCCTGCACAGTTCAATCCACTTGCAGCTTCATTCTTAGAAAATAGACCTGATCAAGTAACGCCAAGAGCATACGTGCTGGCAGGTGATGTGGCAAGCCAACAAGAGGTGCGCGACAAGGTTGAAGACTTATCACGAATAGGATAATTGAAATAATAAAAAAATATATTTGCATCATGGAAAAAAGAAAAGTAGTCAAGTGTGTGATAGATGAGGAAGGTAGATTAGGCATAACAGCGATGGGACTTGTAGACAATCCTGCTATTGAGGAGAATTGGATTGCACTTAGCAAGATGCAACTATCTAAAATTGATGAGGAGCGCAAGATGCTGTACGGCCCTGCACTGATACCTGATAAAGAGATACTGCGTTATGATGACAAGGGTGAGCCTTACTATGTGTACTTTGAAAAGGCAACGGTTGAGGCACTGGCACATCAGTTTCTAAAAAAGAATTTACAACACTCCACTAACTTACAGCATGAGCAGCCAGTGATGGGTGTTACTGTTGTTGAATCGTGGTTAAAGGAAGGGCCGCACGATAAAAGTATACAGCTTGGATTGCCTGAGTTACCCGATGGCACATGGTTCATCGGTACAAAGGTTGACGATGAGAGCGTGTGGGCAGATGTGAAAAAAGGCAAGGTGAATGGTTACAGCATTGAAGGATTTTTTAATGAGGTAGGTGTGGCGATGAGTGGTGTGCGTAACTACGAGGCAGAGTTAGTGCTGGAGTTAGATACACTTTTGAGCAATGTAAATACCAACAAATGAAAATAAATGCGGTTAAGTTCAAAGACAAAAAGTCTTTTGACAAAAACAAAACAAAAGCAAATGTGCGTGCGGTGCATGAGCCTTTTAACATCATTGTGTTTGATGATGCACAACCTGTTACTGCTGACACTACCAAAGTATCGCAGGTATCACAAGTAGATGGTGCAATGGATAACATACCAACAGGACTTGCCATACTTGTTGCACCTGATTTTGATGCGGCAATGAGCTATCTAAGAGCAAAGAAGGTAGTCATCACTGAGAGCTTTAAAATTACTAAAACATTTTTTGTTGAAGTACCTGCCTTTGCAGTGTTTGATGAGTTCTACGCATCACTAATAAGCAGTAAATTATTCACAAGCATAGAGCCTGATTACATACAACCATTCACAACCAATGCAGATGCGTACACGTATGATGCACAGTGGCACTTGCCAAATTTAAAAGCACGTGAGGCTTGGGGTTTGATTGGTGCAGCAGCATACGGTGAGGTGGCTGTACTTGACATTGCGTGTGAGGTTGATCACGAAGATTTAGCAGGTACTATATCATCGACATCATGGAATTGTGTTACTGATACAGCTGATGTGCGGCCTATATCTGAGAATGAAAAGCATGGCACTTGTTGCAGTGGCCTTATATGCGCAAGCACTGATAACGGCAAAGGTGTCTCATCACTTGGCAACAACAAATTGAAAGTTCAGTTTTTGCATATCGGTTACGGTAGCACAACAACGGGTGGCTTTTCTACATCAGATACAATCGTGACACGTGCTGCAAATAAAGCTATCGCCAACCCTAACTGTGTTGCTATATCAATGAGCTGGGGCGGTGGTAACTCAGCCAGCTACCCACTATTCCAAAATGCCTTGACATCGGCAAAGGCAATAGGCAGGGGTGGTAGAGGCATACCAATCTTTGCAAGCAGTGGCAATCAAAGCAGTTCTAACTTTACACAATCACCTGCTATCTTACCAATGGTACACGCTGTTGGTGCATCAACGCAAAGCAATGCACGTGCTAACTTTAGCAACTATGGCCCTAAAACATTTGCAGCTACACCCGGTACATCATGCCCAACGGTTGACCGCACAGGTGCGAGTGGTTACAATGCAACAAGCAACTATACTAACTTTAGCGGTACGAGCTGTTCATGCCCTGTGCTTGCAGCCATAGCAGGTAGTGTGATACTTGCTAATAATAATCTCACTGAGGCACAAGTGACAGATGTGTTGAAGCAGTCAGCACGCAAGACAGGTGGGTACGTGTATGATGCCAGTGGTAAAAGTGCAGAGCTTGGCTATGGTGTGGTAGATATGTTTGCAGCGGTAACTATTGCTAAGTCATTAACGGGTGGTGATCCTGTGCCATTGCCAGTACCAACTTTTAATTTGTACGGTACTATCACATCACCTGCAAGTGCTGTGCAAGGTGCGGTTATTACGGTGCAATACACGGTTAACATTGACAAGGTGCAGGCAGCAGATGTTACAACGCTGGTGCATCTATCATACACAAGACCTGATGGCACTAAGTTTGTTTTTTACACGGGCAGCGTGACCATACCAAAAGGCTTGCAAGTGATGACTATGAGTACACCGTTTAGCTTGCCAAATAATCAAGTAGGCAATAGCAGCTTTACACTTACCATAGATCCTAATTTGAACATTGCTGAGACAAATGAGAATGACAATAGCATCAGCACAGGTTGCACAGTAACATCACTCACACCACCAGTGACAGGTACTGATTGTGCCATACGCATTGACCGGTATGAGTGGCTGGATGCAAGTCGTGTGCGTATTTGGTACACGTTTACCAATACAGGCAATGTGACTATTACAAGTACAAAGTCAAGTTATGGCTTTACTAATGGTTATCAAGGGGTGTGGAATCGCGCTGATAACATTGGTGTAGGCAGGAGTGCAACTATGGGAAGTGTGTTTAATATCACTACAATACTGACTGCACTACCTGCTACTTTTACAATTACTATTGTAGCTGTGAATGGTTCACCCGATGCTGTTAGCACAAATAACACAGCGACTATTGTTGTAACAAAATAATGTCTATATTTGTGACGGTTAAGAAGTCATAAAAGTATAATAGGTAAAAAAAAAGGGTTCAAACGTGAGCCCTTTTTTTGTGTGTCATAAATTTTCTTTACAGCATACACGCACGCGAGTATTCAGCCATCGACATCTTATTTGCTTTCGCGTTTTTTGCAATCGCTTTGTATTGCTTTTCGGTTAATCTCACAGAGATTTTAGTGGTGTAGGCTTCTTGCTTTGTATTCATAAAATGGTGTATTTAATTATACATCGAAGGTAAGAAGTTTTGGTGAATGTAACAAAACTACTTTTTTGCTACTATACCCAAATTACAACAATGTCGAATATCACAGAACAAATTAAAAACGTATTTCAAAAATACGGCATTGATCCTACCAGCGTAGGTATCAAGTTTGAAGATGAGGCTGCTGTTGACGCTGCAAAAGAAATCACATTCGCGGTTGAAGGCACGCTAACAGATGGCACGAAAATTTATTCCACAGCTTCCGAATGGGTAGCAGGTGTAGACATCTACACGCAAGATGCAGATGGCAACCCTGTTGCTGTACCTGCTGGCGAGTACGTGCTTGAAGATGGCACTACCAAAGTAGTAGTTGGTGAAGATGGAATGGTAGCAGAAATCACCACACAAGAAGCCGAAGTAGAGATGAGCAGCGAAGATGTAGTGGCTATGATCACTTCACTTAGCGAGCGCATTGCTGCTATTGAAAATGAAAAGACTGAACTGGCTGCGCAGCTTGATGCTGCAAAGAGTGAGGTGTCAACTGTGAAAGCAGAATTGGCATCGGTTAAGAAAGCACCAGCAGCACATTCAATCAAGTCACAAGAGTTTAAAAAGAACGCACTACCTGTGCATTCAGGCAACTCATTCAGTGAGTTCATGGATACACTACGTGCTAAAAAAAAGTAATTAATTCACCTCATAAATAATTAAGAAAAATGCCAACAACAACTTCTCTCACCACCACCTATGCAGGTGAATTAGCTGGTGAAATTGTGCGCAAGAGCTTGCAGTCAAACGTGTCTACTGGATATGTAAACTTCAAGCCGAACGTACCTTACAAATCAGTTGCACGTAAAATTAATGACGATGTAACTTTTGCCGCAGGTACTTGTGACTTCACACCAACAGGTACGATAACGCTCACCGAGCGCATCTTGACTTTGGAAGAGTTCCAAGTACAACGCCAAATCTGTAAAAAAGATTTTTTCACGGATTGGTCAACAGCCGATGTGATGAGTGGCCGAGTGAACACACAAATCCAAGATGCTATCATTGAGCGTTTGGTAAGTGGTATCGGTGCTAAAAATGAGACCGTAATGTGGTCAGGTGTCAACGCTACAACTGGCGAGTACGATGGCTTTGAGACACTTGTAAAAGCAGGTGGTTCAAACGCTGTATCAGCTGGTTCAGGTTCACTTGATTCAACCAACATTATCGCTACTCTTTGGGATGTGATTAACACTGCAACAGTTGGTGTTAAGGGTGCTGCTGAGAAGCCAACAATCTACATGGGGCAGGGCGTTTTTGAAGCCTATATGCAAGCACAACTTGCTGCTGGCAACGGATGGTACTTGACTGGTGGCCCTGCTGTAAGCAAGACATTTGTAGGTATGTATGAGATTGCTGTGTGCCCGGGCATGACTGCAAACAACATAATCTTCGCACAAAAATCTAACTTGATGTTAGGTACTTGGCAGGAGAATCAGTTGAATGAAGTGTTCATCTTGGATATGCAGAACATGGACGGTTCGCAGAATGTACGCTACGGTGCAAGGTTCTACTTAGGTGCGCAGATTGCAGTAGGTGAGGACATCGTATACTGGGGTGCATAATCAAACAATTAAAATAACGGGGGTGTAAAAACCCCCTTTTAAAAAATAAAAATATGGCTTGCGAATTAACAACAGGTTTTACACTCGGATGTCTTGAGGGCATCGGTGGTGTCAAAGAAGTATTGGTGGCTAACTACGATGACTTTACTTCAGGCGTCACCTTTGGTGGTGTAGATGGTGAGGTTGACGGGTTGCCTACTGCAACTATCTATCGCTACGTGCCTTTCCGCAACAGCGGTTCGTATGTTGAGACAGTAAATAAAAATCTTGAATCAGGCACACTATTCTTTTCACAAGAGGTATCGTGGACATTTGGTAAGTTGAATCAAGAGATGCGTAATGAGTTTTTAAATGTTGCCAAGGCAAAGATGATTGTGTTCATACGCACCAACGATGACCAGATACTTTTGGTTGGTAATGGTGAAGGATCACAGCTCACTGCTGGTACTGTACAATCAGGTGCGCAAAAAGCAGACTTGATGGGTTACCAAGTTACCACAGTAGCAGAGGAGCTATCACCAGCTGTGCACCTTGAGCCATTCACTTCCGTGCCATTTGATAACTTTGCTGGCATAACAGTCAGCCCTGCATACTAATGATGTATTGATTGTGTATCATTGTTTTGCGTTGAATGAAAAGGGCAGGCTATACACCTGCCTTTTTTTAATTAATCTAAGATGATTTATCTAAATACTGCACAAGGCAACCAAACTATATACCTGTCACTTGACGAGGGTAGGCAATACTTTGCCACTGCATACACGCACTATTTGTTAGTGCTTACGCACGAGGAGAATAGCACCACAGGTACACAGCTTGCACAGGTTGCAACCATTGTTAGTGAATCGGTGCGTGTTACACAACTAACTATCACAACTGTTGGCCTATCTTTGGCAGGGCGGTATCGCTATGTGGTGTATGGGCAGAACTCAAGCAGCAATATCAACCCTGCAAATGTTGCGGTGGTAGGTGTTGTTGAGCGTGGGTACGCTGTGCTAAATGATGCCGCTACTTTTTATGATGTGGCAACAAACGTGATTACAAATGATATAATCTATGGAGCATAAAGAATCAAATATCGTATCGCTAAAATTATCAGAGTACACGGCCAAGAGTGATGCTGAGAAAGTAGATAGAAAAGGATGGGTTAACTATGGTGATCAAAATGATTTTCCAGTTTACCTGCGTGACTTATCGCACGAATCACCTGTGCATGGTTCATTGATAGTGGCCATTGGTGATATGATAGCAGGTAAAGGAATCAAGAGCGAGCAGTATCAGGCAGAGCTTGATGCCTTGCAGATGAATGATGTTACCTATGCCGCAGCGCATGATTTAAAGTTGTTTGGTGGCTTTTTTTTAGAAGTCATTTGGAGCAATGATAGAACAGTAATTAGCAAGCTAAATCCAATACCATTTGAGGAGTGCCGCATAGCGGTGAATCAAGAAGACGATAGTGAGATAGGTGTGTATCACAGCTATGATTGGAGTAACACACGCAAGAAAAAAAACATACCTGAATTTGTACCTAAGTACAATTACCTTACACGCAACGAAGAGCCACGGCAGATATACTACTGCTTTACTTATACAGGTTCACAGACCTACCCACGACCTGACTACTGGAGTGCCATCAACTACATTGAACTTGATAAGCAGATAAGCATATTTCACATCAATCAAATCAGCAATGGTTTGTTTCCTTCAACCATCATGAATTTCTACAATGGGCAGGCAACACCTGAACAAAAGCAGCAGATGATGATGGATTGGGAGAATAAGATGAGTGGTGCGCGGAATGCTGGTAAGGTAGTAATGTTTTTCAACGAGCGCGATCAACCTAAAACTGAAATCACACCATTCCCGATTAACGATGCAGATAAGCAGTATCAGTTGATGGACACTACGGCAACACAAAAGATTATCACTGCGCATCGTGTTACTACACCATTGCTTTTTGGTATTCGTGAAAGTGCAACAGGGTTTGGTAGCAACAAGGATGAGATGACTACGGGCCTTGAGATTTTCAATAAGCAAGTGATTGAGCCATACCAAGAAAAGATAAATAAAAGTATCACTGAGCTGCTAAGTAATCAGATGCCCGGTATTGCTTTTGAAATTATACCCAACACCCCACTTGTAGCAGAGCAATCATTAGTGGTATCCGATGCGACAGCAACAGGCACTACCACTGATGTTGCCGCTACTGCTTTGAATGGTGCTCAGATAGCGTCGCTGATTGACATAGTGATGCAGAGTGCAGCAGGTGCAGTGCCAGTGAGCAGTGCAAAGGCTATTGTAGGTGCAGCATTCCCAACGCTACCACTTGCTATTGTAGATGCAATCTTTGCCGATGTCATTGCAGGTAGCTTACAACCAAGTGAGGTGCTTGCTACTGCATTAAAAAAAAAAGTAGATGCTGCTGAAGACAGTTATGCAGTGACGGATGAGATGGCTACTGAAGCTGCGTTAGGTTTGAAATGGAGAGATGAATACAATCGTGGTGGTACTGCTGTTGGTGTTGCAAGAGCGCGAGATATTAGCAATAAAAAAAACCTATCACTTGACACGGTAAAAAGAATGTATAGTTATTTTTCAAGGCACGAGGTAGACAAGAAAGGCAGTGGCTTTACGCAAGGAGAGGATGGCTTTCCTTCAGCAGGCCGCATTGCATGGCAGCTGTGGGGTGGTGATGCAGGGCAAGGATGGGCAGCACGAATTGTTGAGCGTGTAAAGAAAGAAGATTTGCAAGATGTGCATATTGCTGAGGCACTGATTGAACTCGGTGAGGATGCAACTGATGACATGATACTTATTGATTCTTTTGAAGTAGATACGCAGCATGAATTTGCAACAACAGGAACGGCAAGACCAGCAGCAAAGAGTGAGCAAGACGCTATCATTGAAGGTAAATACTTTATCACGCGATACGTGTATGCTGGTGATTTTAGGCATGATAATATGCGGCCTTTTTGCAAGAAGATGCTGGAGGCAGGTAAGCTATATCGGAAGGAAGATATAGAAAAGATGGAGAACATAGCGGTCAACCCGGGATGGGGCCCTGAGGGTGCAGATACATACGATGTTTGGTTTTACAAAGGCGGTGGTAACTGTCAACACTTTTGGGAGAAGCGTGTATATGTAGATGCGAAGGGTGCAAAGATTAATCCTAATGATCCTGATGCAAGTCGCATCGCAGTAGTGATGGCAGAGCGCATGGGTTACAAGATACGCAACGATAAGAAGGTGGCAAAGCTACCCACTGATATGGATAACCAAGGCTTTCTACCAACCAATCCGATATACGGTAACT